GGATAAAGAGGCGATGTTTTGGCTAATGTATCCTTCAACAGTAATCCTGATTTAGTCAAATCGGATGTAAGAATCTGTTTGATCCACCCATTCTTCGTAATATGTGGGAGAGCCAACTCGACCTGCTTCTTAAGTATAGTGGCTAAGTCTGATGGTCGTGTGAAAGGCAGTGAACCTGGATCATCAATCAAGGATCGTAAAGATGGATGTTTCGTGAAATAGACTCCTTGCAGCGTGTACCTGAAGTCAGACGCTAATACGGGAGATAGCTCACCAATCTTAAGAACTGCAGGAACATCCCAAGAAAGATCATCCACTTCACCTTTCATGAAGAATCGAGTCCATCCCAAGTTAGGGAACCCGCCGAGCGTTCCTGGAAGGAGAACTACTAACTGACGAGAGGATGGATTCTGGAGAACTCGAGTCAGTGTTCGGCTGTCCTTATCTTGTAATAGATGATCTCTCGATGCGAATAAGACACGGAAGACAAGCCATGATCGCCAGAACATCGCCAGAGGAGTTCTATAAATACTATCGGCACATTGCATTGCTATAGCATTTGCAGATGCGATTTCGCGGCTTAATGAGGGAATGTCAGTGTCATCTCGCCTAAAGGATCGAGAAGCAAACTTCAAATTATAGAGAATATGTGCCCCTTTAACATAAATCTCCTTACCGTATGTCAATACAGTTCGAGAGTCGATACACTCTTCAGGCTTCATAGTGTGATTTAACCATTTGCATGATACCTCTAGAGTCGCGAGTAGACGACGTAACTGAGTTGCGAGAGTACCATTCTGAAGATTAAAATCAAAAGAGAATACAACATTATCGCCTTGGGCAGCCAGATTGAAACTTACATGCAATGGTTCCAATGCCCACATCACCATTGCAATTGTTAACAATGACCACAAACCTTGGGCTAGGCCTTCGATTCCCTTATTATGGTTTCTCCAAACTAGATCGCTTTCGCGCCACTCTGTAATCGGAATAGCCGGATCTGCAAATTCTGGAAGCGAATGTTTATCGGTCAGCACAAAAGTTGATTTCGAGAAGAAATGATGAATTTGGGAGAAGACTCCAGATAATCCAAAAATACACTCAAGCTCACCTGCTACTGGATCTACTGTCTCCGGGCACATTTTGAGGTTCCATCGAGAAAAGTCGGCCTCGACCAAGACTCGATTTGGCTTATCATGGTACCTGACTAGATCGTACAGTCTTTTCTTTTGCTCAGCATTAGACATGGTCATAGTCTGGTGCGGGAGGTATTCTTTCATAAACTTTTCTTTGATATTGTACTCTGTCAAGGTAAAAAAGGTACGGACTGCAAATGGCAATTTCCCGAAGCATCGAGCTGCTCTTTTGAACTCTCGTTCTTTCTGAGTGAGCTCGACAACCAGTTCATCCTTGTAGAATCGTCCATGTCTCATGCGCTCAACTGTTCCTTTGAGATCAAAGTGTTTCATCTCCACAACCGCCTTGAGTAATCGTCGCGGTGACGATTCATGTCCGCCATACCAATATCTAGACATTTCCCTAGCTCCGGGACATATAGCCTTGTCATCTAAGAATTTGAGATAGTCCTCAGAGTAATCAAAGTCTAAGAACTTTCCAAAGATGATTGTGTCCAGGTCAGCCAGCGGGTAAGAACTCAGAGGAAGAGATGTAGTTCGGTTAAGAAAATGACGTCTTAATTCAGTACCTTGCGCAGGCTCGCAAACGAAGGGCGGCCAGTCTTGATGTTTACGTATATATCCACTTAAAATCAGATGTCGAACAGATCGTAAAACCTGTCGGATTTGGAAAACTCCTAATATGCCACGTGGTCTTGCCTCTTCCTTAACGGAGGCTGCTGAATACTTTGCATAAACAGTTGGATGCCCGGATAATTTTGTCAACCCAAAAAGCTCTGCTGCGTCGTGGATCTCGGTTACTGCGTCAACGATTGTTACTAAGGTATCAGTCAATGATGTTGATCCAATGTATGCCTGCTCACGTGCACGAATCTTATCGAGAGTGCGTTCGTAAGAACTATATGATAGCACATCCCCCTTTGTTAAGGTGTTGAGATGGGTTTTGAAGATTGCCTCTGGTGCCTTAACAATTTCATACCCACTATTTCCAGCAAGGCTCAGCACTTCTTCTTGCCAGCGAAGGATCCTATCGACATGTCCAGGGAGTGCACCTGATCCATTATGGAATCCGATCTGCAATGCGACTTCTACATTTAGTCGAGCGAGGCAAGCATCTTGAATCATCTGTATCTGCTCCAACACAGCAAGATGCCATTGTTTGTTATGGTACACACAGATGAATCCATCACCGAAGATGATCTTAACGGACTCATACACATGTACTTTCATTCGCTTCGGATC